AGACCGGAAAGAGTACATGGGCTCGTTCGCTAGGCAGCCATGTTTACTGTATTGGACTAGTGTCAGGGGCTGAGCAGATGAAGGCTACATCTGCAGAGTACGCGGTGTTTGATGATCTCCGTGGAGGTATCAAGTTCTTTCCCGCTTACAAGGAATGGCTAGGGTGCCAAGAGTATGTCACCGTCAAATGTCTTTACAAGGAACCTGCATTAGTTAAGTGGGGCAAGCCAAGCATATGGCTTTCCAATACTGACCCGCGGGATGAAATGAACGGGCCAGATGTAGATTGGTTGGAGGGTAATGTGGATTTCATTGAGCTAAACACTAAGATATTTATAGAGTAGCTATGCTACTTCTCGTGCCAGTATAGAGTAGACTCAGACTGAATACGAAGTATATCACTTGCGCTACCTGTGCCATGCGCCGTGAAAATATCAAAAATAATGTAGTCACCCATACCTCGCTTATCCGTAACGGAAAACTTGGAAGATTCAGTGACGTCACCGGCCTCGTCGTCGTCATAGACTAAGTTCTTATTCATTGGAAACCAATGCGGGTATTTCTTGAATACCCCTGTATCGTTACCCGATTGAATTATGCGGGTCTTATCGTACTTCAGGTCGACGCGCGTCGTGTCAACCTTGGCCATAATAAAGTCGTTCCAATCAGCGTTTTGTCTGCCCTTGAAGACTACTGCCTGAAAGGCAGTCATGGCAGCAGCATCGTTATTAATTTGCGCATTGACCCAAGCTCGGGCAAACCCGTCGCTAGATTCTAGGTACCCGGGATAGTTCATAATTGCACCGGTTCCACTCTGCAGGATACCGGCATCCTTGAACGTAAAGCAGATACGCCTCCACTTCCAAGGAGTGGCTGTCGATGACTGAATGTCCACACGCTCGGAGTAACCTCGCATGAAACAGGTAGTCGCAGTGCGCTGGGAAGCACTGGTAATTGTATTGGGTACACCAAGGTTATCGTTCATGTCCCGTGCGGTCGGACACCAAACGTACACACCGCCATCTCTACCATTAACATACGTGGCGCCAGGTGCGATGGCACTCATGTTGCCCGTGCTAGTTGTGTTCGACCATTGGCGCAGAGTATCCCTTTTCTTTCTGCTCGATACATTGAGGATGCGCCTCTTTGATGCCATCTTTGACCTGGTTGGTCGACGATAGGTTCGCTTCCTCCCGCCTGAGGGTCGGGACTTTCGGGAGGTCCGAGACCTCCGACTGCTGCCTGATCGGTATCCACCACGCTTCTTTCTGCCATATGCCATTGCGTTTGGTTGAGTCGCTTGCCATTCTGTTGAGCGTAGGGGGGGGAGAGGTCACAGGTATTTATAGTCGGGGTGTGTCCTGTGTCCTGGGTATATAATATTAGTTTACCCAGGACACGCACGTGATCATTTTACATGTCCCTCCATATCAACTCTCGCTATGTCTTACTCACCTACGCTCAGTGTGGAGACCTCGACCCTTTCGCAGTTATGGAACGCCTTTCGGATCTGGGAGCAGAGTGTATCATTGGACGAGAGCATCACGAAACTGGAGGACTTCATCTCCATGTGTTTTGCGATTTCGGACGGAAGTTTCGAAGTCGAAAGGCAGATATATTCGATGTACATGGTCGTCACCCCAATGTGTCACCTTCTAAGGGCACACCTGAACAGGGCCGCCAATACGCAATCAAGGATGGCGATGTTGTATGTGGAGGACTTATCGACCCAATCATCGTCAGCGGAGCTGGAGATGGGTCGTCTCGTGATTCATGGACTCAGATTACGAGTGCGCCGGATCGAGAATCGTTTTGGGAGCTATGCCATGCATTGGATCCCAAGGCTGCTGCGACTTCTTTCTCCGCACTTTCCAAATACTGTGACTGGAAGTATGCAGTTGCTATTCCGGAGTACTGCCACCCTGAGAGATTTAGATTTAAAAGCGGAGCTAGTGATGGCAGAGATCAGTGGTTACTACAGTCTGGAATTGGATCTGGAGAACCACGCATAGGTTAGTAGCGCTCCCTCGGGTCAGGTCAGAGACCTGAGCCCCTCAGTGGCTATCCCGCTGCGCTCGGCTAATCCAGTTGGATATTCCCCTCCGGGGGAAAAAGGAGGTGTGCCTTGCTAATACGTTAATTAGGTAGATGTCGGTCTCTTTGTATATATGGGAGAACAAAGACCGGAAAGAGTACATGGGCTCGTTCGCTAGGCAGCCATGTTTACTGTATTGGACTAGTGTCAGGGGCTGAGCAGATGAAGGCTACATCTGCAGAGT